ATTATAGCCCAAAAGATACCGTAGCCAGTCATCCCGTGTTTGCGAATCAATAATTTAATCTTTTCGTCGGAACGGGAGTTATAATCGTGCGTGAAGTAAAATGTGTCTTTTGGGCTATAATTGAGGACTTGTACAATAATACGAACGCATTGCGATTGGATTACGAAGGCATTGCATTTGATTTAAGAACGGACGTTGAGGTGGTTAAAAGTATTATAAACGACTTTGATTTATTCGTGTTCGACTCCGAGAATTTCGGCTCTTTATCCGTTCAAAGTAGGATTGAAAAAAGAAACGAGATTAGCAAAAAGGCCAGTAAAAGCGCATATACTCGTTGGGAAAGACACAGGAATGATGCGAACGCATTGCGAGCGCAATCCGAAGGCAATGCTATAAAGGAAAGTAAATTAAATGAAACTAAACCAAAGGAAACTAAACCAAATAAACCAAAGGACGAAATAATTTGGCCTTTTGACAGCGAAGAATTTAAAAACCATTGGGGGCTATGGGTAAGGTTTAAAAAAGAGCAGTTCAAATTTACCTACAAATCCGACTTATCATTGCAGGGGGCTTTAAAAGAACTTGCCGAATTGTCGGGCGGAATTGAGGAAACGGCTATAAAAATAATCAACCAGTCAATAAATAAAGGATGGCAGGGATTCTTTGCACTAAAAACTGGGGTTAAAACCGATTCTAACACCACTCAGACGAACAAATTTGCCGCCAATGATGCTGCGGCTCAGGAAATATTAATCAAGCTACAAAACGAAGAAAATCATGATTAAATACGAATTACACATAGGAGAAACATTTGACTTAGAAAAAGGAGAAAAATGTGCAAAACAAATTATACAGATAACAGAAGAGCAATTTGCTGTTATCCAACAGTTCGCATACACAAAAAAAGATGCCGACTTAAATACGATTTATAAGTTAAATGATTGTGAGTTTAAAGTATATCCGTATTTTAACCTTAACCCCCAACCAAATAACCTCTAAATAAACGTATAAAACTATGGAATGGATAAAGTTTAAAGACAAAAAGCCTGAGTTAAACCAAGAAATATCAGGTAAATACATAATTCACCGTTTTGGGGTAGCCGAAGAAACAGGCGAATCTACTGGTGTTTTTTTAGGCATGAACCCAGTAATTAACAGGCCAATGGTAGATACTGGGTTAGATGATGATGGAGGGTGCTATTTAGAGTTCGTATACTGGAAGCCAATTAAAAATAACCACTAAATAAAACAACATGGAAACATTAAAAGAAAACGAAATCAGGATTGGGAAACGAATTAACAATCAAAAGTTGAAATAATCGGAAATAATCACTAAATTTGTACAAAATTGTATTTTATGCCATTCAAAAAAGGTCATAAGAAAGTAGGGGGCAAAGTGAAAGGCCAACCAAATCAAAAGACTATCCTTTGGGACTCTTTCGTTGAACATTCACTAAATGGTGGACTTGAGAAATTCAAGACTGAACTTAACTCGTTAAAGGGCTATACTTACGTTAGTGCGTACCTAACCCTTTTGGAGTACATGAAGCCTAAGAGAGCAAGGGTTGACGAGGATGGACAAACCGCTTACAACGTTATTACAGTAATACCACCGACAAGTAAAAAGTAATGCAGGACGAGTACGAATCACAAACTTTCTGGCGGTGAAAAAAACAGTCGTACAATGGTGTGACTGGTCGGAGATATTAAACGAGCGTTTTATACCGCTTATAGACAACAAAGACCGTTACTTGATATGTTACGGTGGGCGTGGCTCGTCAAAGTCTGTGTTTGCCGCAAAAAAGCTAATTTACAGGTGTTTAACCGAAGACTACTTTAGGTACTTACTTGTTCGTAATACCTATGCCACGATAAAAGATTCAAGCTACCAGACCATAAAGGATATTATCTTTGAGTTAGGCCTTCAATCCTTATTTGAATTTAAACTACAACCACTTGAGATACATTGCATTAACGGTAATTGCTTTATCGCTCGTGGCTGTGATGACACCCAAAAGATTAAGTCCGTAAAAGACCCCACAGGCGTATGGTGGGAGGAGGACATACCAACGGAGGCTGACTTCATCACCGTAACTACCTCAGTAAGAACGACAAAAGCCGATTATTTACAAGAGATTTTCACCATTAACCCAGAGGTTGAGGGTAACTATACCGATAACTGGTTTTACAAATCATTCTTCGAGAAGCACTATCCAGAAAAGACTTTTAGCTCGGTAACAAAGTTAAAGATTGATGAAAATACAGAAGTTGACCTCACATACACCGTCCATCATTCATGGTACAAGGATAACCGATGGCTACCTGACGAGTTCAAAGCGTTTCTAATCAATCTAAAGAACACCAACCCGTATTACTGGGAAATATACTGTAATGGAAACTGGGGTAATAAACAACTTGGAGGCCGTTTTTACAAGTCCTTTCACTTGGGGAAGAATGTTATTTATACAAAGTATAACCCAACCCTACCGCTTCACATATCATTTGACTTTAACGTTAACCCTTACATGAGCCTTTCGATTTGGCAAATAGAGGGTAAAGTGTGTTTCTTGATTGACGAGATAGCCATGAAAGACCCAGAGAACACAATTAAACATACTTGCCGTGAGTTCACCAAGCGGTACAACTTACATAACGCTGGCCTATTTGTGTACGGTGACCCTTCTGGAAGAAAAGAGGACGTAGGCCGTGAAAAGGGATTTAACTACTTCAAAGAGATTGAACGTGACCTGTCAAAGTTCAGGCCACAAATGAGAATTGCAACTTTAGCACCACCAGTTGTGATGAGGGGTAATTTCATAAACGACATATTCGCCTCAAACTTTGACGGAATTTCCATATTTATACACGAAAAATCCGTGTACCTAAAGGACGATTTACTGTTCGGTTTGCAAGCCTCAGACGGAACAAAACACAAGGCCAAAGTAAAAGACGAGGCTGGGGTGTCACATGAGAAGTATCACCACTTTAGCGATAATATGGATTACTTCATTTGTGAGGCTTTTAAAGAGTCTTTCCGTAAGTATCAAACAGGTGATGCCTCGGTAATATTCAGGCCAACAGGATTAAACGCTGTCAACCACCGCCAAAGGTTGTAAATAAATACGTCACAAACGGCCTTTTTATTTGCGTGGTAATTTATTTTTGCTATTAATGGCAAGATTACTTCGCAACTTAGATTATGATAGGCTTATACAGTCTACTGATTTAACCCAAATCATACAGTCAAACGAACAGATAAAACTCGACGTAGAACAGTCTGCTCAGGCTGAAATGATTGGGTATTTAGCCCAGAGGTACGATGTGCGTTATGTGTTCGCTAATACCTCTGTGTTTGATATTACAGCCGTTTACAAGGCAAAGAACTTGGTTGAATATACAGCCGATGCTTTTTCACAAACAACAACTTATAACGTAGGCGATTTAGCCGTTTATCAATCACAGATTTACGAATGTAACACAAACGGAACTACTGGAGCATGGGATGCTTCTAAGTGGGATTATGTTTGCGATGACAAAGCCCTGTTTTATGTTACATTGCCAGAAGAAGAATATAACCCTAAAACGACTTACGCTGTTGGTGATGCTGTTTGGTACGAGGACAAAGTTTACACAAACGTGATAGCTTGCACAAATGTTTTACCAACCGAGTCAGCATACTGGGGTACTGGCGTATCTTACTCTGTAACTGGTGAACTTCCAACTAATACCGATTATTGGACGGCTGGAGATAACAGAAACCAACAAATAGTGTTATTCTTGATGGATATTGTTTTATACCACCTTCATGCCCGTATCAATCCAAGAAACATACCAGACCTAAGAAAAGAGAGATACAACGGTAACGACCCAAAGGATGACGGTGGGGCTATTGGTTGGTTAAAAAGGGTTGCAAAAGGTAATGTACAGGCAGATATGCCAGAAAAAATACCAGTTCAAGGGCTTTCTATGCGTTCTGGTAACGCAGCAACAAGTACAAGTCCCTCAGCTAATATGATGTGGTAATGAGTAATAAAGTCAAAAAAATAGTAAATAAAGCGGAGAAAACCCCAGAGGATTCTAAGATTTTTAACGCTATAAAAATCAAAACACAGCTATACAGAACAACTACCGACTTTAACAAGTACCGTAGTGCTGTGGTGGCTGCTGAGAATATTTATACTCCCTTGCGATATAACCTTTACCAGTTGTATCAACAAACCGAATTAGACCCACAGGTTACAAGTTGCATAAGTCAAAGAAAGACCCTTACATTATCATCTGAGTTTTACGTTTACAACAAGGACGGCTCTGAGAATGACGAAAAGACCAAGTTAATAAGAACCAAATGGTTTAAAGACTTTGTGTCGATGGCCTTAGATTCTATTTACTGGGGACACTCCCTTGTTCAATTTGACAGCATTGCAAACATAGCAGGAGTTGACCAATTTAAGGATGTTGAACTTGTGCCTCGTCAATACGTTAAGCCTGAATTTCACCGTGTTTCAGATGCGATGTCATCAGGCAAAGATGCTGGGGTGGATTACACAGAAGAACCATACTCTAATTGGTGTATTGCTGTTGGAGGCAAAAAAGACTTAGGCTTGTTCTTAAAGTTAACACCTTTGGTTATCTGGAAAAAGAACGCTATGGGCGCATGGGCTGAGTATATCGAGAAATTCGGTAGCCCTTTACGATTAGGTTACACCGATTCAACCGATACCGAGTCTGTTCAGAATATGCAAGCCATGTTGGAAAATATGAGTGTTGCCGCTTGGGGTCTGTTCAAAATGGATGACAAGGTAGAGATAAAGGCCGACAATAGACCAGATGCTTACGAGGTGTACGATAAAATGATTGAGCGGTGCAACTCTGAAATATCTAAGTTAATCCTAAACCAAACCATGACCACAGATGACGGGTCAAGCCGCTCACAGGCTGAGGTGCATGAGCGTATTTTGGAGAATGTCGGAATGATGGACAAGGACTTTATTTACAACGTCAATAACAATCAACTTTTGCCTTTACTCAATAATTTAGGTTTTGGGTTGGAGAATTGTTATATTGATATTGAGAGCGAGGATGAGTTCACGATGGAGGAAAAGGCTAAGTTTGATATTGAACTATTGAAAACTGGCAAGTTTACGTTTACTCCAGAGTACTTAAAAGACGAATACGGAACGGAGGCTATACCAGTTATTGAAAGTCCAGACACAGAGTTAAAAGACTATAAAAACGTTCTTTCTAAATATTATCACTAATGTGCGATATTTGCGGAATAAAAAACGCATACGATGGTGAGCCGATTCATTTATTTACCGAGGAGGAGATAGATAGGATAATAACGAGTATTTACGTTGGATTAATTACTAACAGAAAGTTAGACCTAAGCACTTACAGGAAAATATCTGGTAAGTTAATGGGCGGTGTTTACGATGGGTACGGCAAGAACTTTCAAGAGATATCTTTTGGCTCTGAGGACTATGTGATGTTAAAGGAGTTGAGGGATAATGTTTATCACTTCTCAGCCGCTAAAACATACCAGCAAACACGTGAGATTAGTGCATTGCTTACAAACAAGGAGGCGGTTAATCCTTTTACTCAGTTCAGGAACGATGCAAAAAAGATTTTCATTGAGTATAACGAGAACTATTTAAGGGCTGAGTATAATAGTGCTATTTCACAAAGTAACGCAGCGGCACAATGGCAACAAATAGAAGCGTTTAAGGACTCATCACCAATGCTAACCTATCACACGGCAGGGGATGGACGGGTAAGGCCAACACACGAAGCGTTAAACAATATTTCACGGCCAGTTGATGACAAGTTTTGGAACACTTACTATCCGCCTAATGGGTGGAATTGTCGATGTACCGTATTGCAATCAGAGGATGCAACAAAAACAGATTTAAGAGGGTTTAAAGCACCAAACGATGTGCCTGAGATATTCAGGTTTAATGCAGGAAAGGAAAAGATAGTGTTTAGTCCTAAACACCCTTATTTTAACGTTGCTAAAAAGGATAAGGACTTTGCTTTAAATAACTTTGGTTTGCCAATGCCATGAAGTATAGAGAAGCGGATAAATTAAGAAAGGCTCTTAAACTGTTTGAGGCTGAGATACCTAAAATAACTCAAAGCATGGTAAACATAGCCCATGTGCATTTTACTAAGTCTTTTGCCAATCAAGGGTTTACAGATAAAACTCTCGAAAAGTGGAAACCGAGGAAAAGACAGCGTTACAGGACTAAAAGCGGCAGCGTTGTGGATGACACAACGAGGGGAATATTGATAGGTAAAGGAACTGGTAATTTAAGAAAGTTATACAAGCGTGTGACAAGTAAGTATAGCGGTGAGATAACAGACAACCCAATTACAAAAAAATACTCAAGAGTTCATAACGAGGGGTTAAGGGCTGGTAGAGGTAAAGGGTTTATGATGCCTAAAAGACAATTTGTAGGATATAGCCATGTGATGGACTCGAATATTAAAAGAATGATTAACACCAAAATAAGAAAATCTTTTGCACAATGAGCAAGAAAGCATTATACGAAGGGTTGAAAAACGATATTTTAGCCGAAGTGCCAGAAATAAAAACAGTCGCTTTATGGAGAAATAACCTTGAGCGTGAAACGGAGGAAATACCTTTTAATTTTCCTGCCGTGTTTATTGAGTATCTTACCTCAAGTTTTATGGAATCTTCATCAAAGGCTTACCAGACTGTAAACATGACGGTAAGGCTTCACATTTGCTTTAAATCTTACGAAACAGAGGACTTAACGCTACTCGACTTAGTTCAACAGGTTTACGAGTGTGTTCAATTAAAGCAGTACGGATATTTTGGTGTAATGAAAAGGCGTAACGAGGAGCAGAACTTTGACCATCCAAACGTGCAGGATTTTATACAGGATTACGACTGTGGACAAGGCAAGGATTACGGAGCAGACAAACGACCTACAACCGATGCAACTATTGATACAATAACAATTATCCCAGAAATAACAAACGAAATAGACTAATGGCAAGAACAACAGACGAAATACTCGCAACGATGGACGAGGAGCAGGCATCACAACCTGAGTTAACGGAATTAGACAGCCCGTCACAGACCGCAATTTATAAACTTTGGAAGTATATCACGGCTCAAACTATTAACCTATTCGAGCAGTTAATTGACAGGAAACAAGCGGCTATTGAAGAAATATTAGCCAGAGGCCGTGTGTTTAGTGCTGAATGGGTACAGGAGCAATGTTTTTTATTTCAATACGATGCAACTACTCCACAGGTAGTGCAGTTGGTTGATTATGTACCTACTTATGACCCAGTAGACCCAACAAAAAGAATAGTAACCCGTTCTTGTGTTCGTGTTGTTGGTGGGGTAGCGACTATTTTGGTAGCTAAAAACGAACCGCCTGAGAAATTAGTCGCTTTGGAGATTACGGCAATAAACAACTATTTTACAAACACAGGAAACGGAACGAATAAAGGGACTGGAATTGGCTATGTTGGGCAGACCTTGAGTTGTTATTCAAGAGACCCAGACTTATTGTTTTTAGAGGCTGAGATATTCTATAACGGGCAATATGCCGCAACTATTGAGGACGATGTTATACTGGCTATTGAAACGTACATAAGTAATTTACCACTTGACGGAAATTTGAGGGTAGTTGATTTGACCGATGTTATTCAAGGTGTGGCAGGGTTTAGCGATATATTTATAAACAATCTATCTTGTCGTTCTGCTGCAACGGCTTGGGGGTCTGGAACAGATTTAATCGCTGCCGATACTTTGGTGGCAACAGAGTACGAAACAGCAGCAGGGTATATGATTGGAGAAACAACGGCAGGGGAAACTTTAGCCGATAAATTAACGTTTACAGCAGTATGAGTATTTTTGTATTTAACCCTTTTAGAGTTGGTGAGGAGCTAACACCACCACAATTAAGAAGGCCACGAATGACGGCTTTTATTCGTGTATTAATGCGCCCTATTCAGTACTTGTCAGATGTTTGGTTTGATGAATATTTCAAAGGGGCGAGTTATGCCGATTATGATAATGCAACGGCTTACGTGATATATGACAGGGTTGTTTGGAAGGATAACGGAGTTTATGAGTTGCGTGTTACCACAAGTACAGGAGTGCCACCTACTGGCAACGCTTTAAGTTCTACCAACTGGCGTAAACTTATGGATAGCTTTATTGGCGTTGATGAAAGGGTGACTTATAACGGTCAAATAATCATACTGGAGGAGGCAATAAACAAACACTTTAGAATTACTGCAAACCCGTATATTTATTTTGAGCCAGTAATATTAGGGGCTTATCAAAACTTCATTAACGTTAAAGTGCCTTTGGCTGTTTACACTACTTTAGGCTCAAATAACACAGCAAGAAACAACAGAGTGAAGGCTTTTTTAAGACAGTACACACTTGCTAACTTGACTTTGAATATAACAAGTTACTAAAGGTAAACCTTGTTTATAAGGTCTTTTTTTACTTCCACTTCACCGTTAATTACCTTAGATGAATCTTTGTAGGCAATGTTTACACGGTATGGGTATTTACCGACAATAGTCTGGAAGTCTGCCGACCCTGAGCCTCTGCCATCGGTGTTAGTGTATTGCAATGTAGAGCCGTTTAACTCAACCGATACGGATTTAATAAAAATATTGCTCCATTCAAAGTGAGCGTAGCCGTAGTAATGCACAGGTGGTGTATAATTGTTGGTTAATTTTACTTCTTCTTTTTTGCATCCAAAGACTACTAAGGATAACAAGATAATAGCTGTTTTTTTCATTTGGGTTTTATAATTTAATTCTGTCAATTATGAAAGATTTTATTTCCACCATCTCCTTATCTAACAGGTGTGGATGCTGGCGTATAGCCTCGTAATACGTTTCTATAATGTGAGGCAGTAGTTTACTTTCGTTTATACATCTTTTCTGGCAATCACCGATAAATTTATTTTTCAAATCCCCTCTAATCCTTGCTGTGATTGTTACTTGGTACTTTTCTTTTTTCTGTTCTAAGTGTGTTAATAGTTGCTCGATGTTGCGATTATACATAAATCTGTCACAATTAAGGGTTTAGCAAATGTACTAATTTAATTTTGCAATGCAAAGGTGCAACAGTTTAAATATATCAAAAATATCGAAGGGAACGAGGGTACAATACTCTTGTACAACCAAATAGGCGATAGTATTGATGAAAACGGAAACACCATTTACGGAATATCTGGCAGTTCTTTCGCTTACGAAATGCAATATCTGGCCTCTAAGTGCAACAAAATAAATGTTCGCATTAATTCAATAGGAGGCTCAGTATTTGAAGGGTACAGCATTGTTTCATCAATTTTAAACTCAACCTGTAAGGTACATTGTTATGTTGATGGTTTAGCTGCATCTATGGCTGGTATAATCGCTGTTTCAGGCGAGAAGTGCTACATGATGGATTATTCTACTCTTATGCTTCACAATCCATCGGGAGGAGATAAAAAGATACTTGCTTTAATAAAAGAAACTCTGGTTACTATTTTATCGAATAGAACAAAAATGAGTGCCGAGGATATCGACTCAATGATGAGTAAAGAAACTTGGATTAACGCAAAGGATGCTTTAGAGCAAGGATTAGTAGATGAGGTGGTTAGCTCTGGCAAGAAGCTAAAAATGAAGAAAAACGAAACCTTGTCTAACATGGTTTTAATTTATAACAAATTATTAACAATCAATAAAATGATAAAAGTAACAAATCACCTCCAGTTAAAGGAGGATGCAAGCGAGCAGGAAATCCTAAACGCTATTGAGTCTAAGGAGGCTGAGAACACCACTTTAAAAAACGAGTTGGCTGAACTTAAAAAACAGTTAGCCGATATCGCTGCTGAAAAGGCCGAACAAGAAAGACTTAAAAATGAGAAGCGTAAATCAGAATCCACTCTTATGGTAGAGAACGCTATTAAGTTAGGCAAGTTAAAACCAGAGGATAAAGATGCCACAATATTAAACGCATCAAAGGACGACGATTCTTTTGCTTTTGTTAAGGGTCTTATTGACCGCCTCGGTAACGGTAAAGAGTCACACAAGCCTTTTGATATTAAAAACTTTTCTGGTAAAAACGGCTCTGTTGAAGATAGAAGTACTTGGTCGTACCGTGACTGGGAAACCAAAGATGTTGAAGGCTTAAAAAATATGTATGCCAACAACCCTGAGCAATACGAAGAATTATTAAAAACAAACAAAAAAAGCAAAATAACAAATGTCAACAATTAACGCACCCTTTGGGTCAGCAGACACTCTAACCATTGCAGCTACTGGCACAACTGCGGCCACCATCTCCAATGCTGTTACATACGTGTCAACCTTGCCTACCTTAACTGGTAACGCAACTTTGGATTTAACATTGTCATCTGAGTTGAAAGCGGGTGCTATGTTACACATTAAAGTAAAAACAACTGGTTCGGAAACTTTCACTTTCGGTACTGGAATTGATGCTCCTGTGGTTACTGGCTCTGCTGGTAAAACTTGGACTCAATCCTTCTGGTATGATGGTACTATCTGCTTACCTACTGGAACAAAAATCCAAATCGACTAATCATTAACAATTAAAAAAGAAACAAAATGGCTTTAAATAAAGAACTCTGGTTAACAACTATCGAGGAGCAATTATTCAAAAATGACGAGTTTATGACCGTGGTAGGTTTAGACCACTCGTCTTATGTAAACAATCGTACGGTACACATCCCGCAGGCTGGGTCAAATCCAACTATTAGCAAGAACTTAACCACTTTCCCTGCTGCTGTTGGTTCACGTACCGATGCTGATTTGACTTACAACGTAGACTTGTTCTACTCGCAACCTATTCGTGTAGGTGTTGATGAAACTCAATACTTATCATACGATAAGCGTGCAAGTGTTTTAAGTTCACACTTAAAGAAAATGCGTAACGTTATTGGTAACAATACTTTGTACTAATGGGCTGGTGGTGTTCCAACCGCTTCTATCATTCGTACCTCTGGTTCTGCTACCGCTAAGGCATTAGCCCCAAGTGCAACTGGTACTCGTAAAGACCCAACTTTGGAAGATTTCTTTAGTGCTAACTCAATTCTCGATATGCAGAATTTGAATCCAGCAGATGCTCGTTATGCAATCGTGCCAGCTAATATGTACTGGGCTTTGATTAACGACACCAACATTAAGAAGTCGTTAGAGTGGGGTGCTTCTCCAGTAGCTCCATCAGGTAAAGTGCCAATGATTGCTGGTATTACCCTTTTAAAGCGTTCAACTGTAACTGTATGGGATAACACCCCAGCAATTAAAACCGTTAACGACGAAGGTACACCTTCAAGCCCTGCCACAAGCGATAACTTAGGTATTTTGATTATTTCAGAATCTTACGTTTCACGTGCGATGGGTGCGATTGACGTTTACACTAAGGACAAAGACCCTCAGTATTTTGGTGACATTATGAGCGTATCAGTTGC